TGCCCAATAATAGAGTGAGAGTAACTCACCCTGCTTGGTTTGAAACTGGTGAAGGTGCTCCAGACTTTAAACCAAACCAGAACATATATAACTCAAAAGAAGACGTAGACTATGTATGGGATACGCAACGAGTCTTTAACAATTTGTACAGTATTAATAGTGAGGAAGAACAATGAAAAATATGAAGAAAAAGGGTTACGCAGCAGGAGGATTAAAAGCTCCTAGTGCATCTCAGTCTGGTCTTAAAAAATTACCTAAAGCAGTTCGTAACAACATGGGTTACATGAACGAAGGTGGTATGCCAAAGAAAAAGAAAGCTTACGCCAAAGGTGGTAAAGTTGCTATGTATAACGTGGGCGGCATGGTTAAATCTTCTGGCGAAATCAACACTGGTATTGCTAGACCTAAGAATACTTACAAGTAAAAAAGGATAATACAATGGCTTCTTACAAAGATTATAAAAGTATCTCTGCCGCTAAAAAAGCAGGATCAATATATTACACGAATAAGCAAGGCAAGAAAATGCTTGCTGTAACAAAAGAAGATTTAGATGCTTGGAAGAAAAAGAACAAAGGTAAGTACAAAGGTTCTGCTCTTACAGCTTGGGCTAACGCAAAAGGTAAAAACATTAGTGGTGCTCCATCATCTTCAAAGAAACCTAAAGCACGTCCAGACTCAGATAAAATTACGGTTGAGAAGTTACCTCCTGCTTTTACTATTCCAACTAAAGGTAAACAAGCTAAAGAAAGCATTGGAGAGCGAGAGTCTAAATCTAAGCAAGTAGACAAAGTTAAAAAGGTTGCTGAAGAAGGTTTAGCAAAAGCTACTAAGTTTGATGAATGGTACAAAAAGAACGGAAGTAAGTACAAAAATAGAGCAAGAGCTATGGAAGCCTATAAGATGGGGCCAGGCAAGACAGAAGGTACTAGGTACGGAAACTCTAAAGGTAGCCTACAGAAAAAGAAAAAAGGGTATGCTAAAGGTGGAATGATGGACTATCGTACAAAAGGAATGTTTTACGGTGGTGGTATGACTAGGAGAACTAGCAGATGAAACTAGAAGGTGATAAGATAGTAGATCAATACGGAGCAGTTCTTGGTGAACGTATTCACGGAGAGTGGCACACTAAAGATCCTGCTGTCTTAGAGTTTATTATGAACCAAGGAAAACCTGAGACTGTAGCAGATGTAGTAGAACAAGAGAGAGTACGTGCTCGAAATGAAAGGGGTCATTACATAAAGGATGACCCTTCTACTCCTGATGTTAACGAAGCCTGGACTACAAAAGATAAAGGCAAGTCATAACGGGGTTGCATATTTGTCACTACTCTGGTATAACTACTTGTATATAACTATCCTCACCCAGTTAGGGCTAACAAATACAGAGGATAGAAAATGTTTAAAAGAATCTTTAACAGAATAGTAGAGGCAAGAACAGAGTCAGTAAGACGTAAGATTGCACGTATGCAACTTAGTAGAATGACTGACACAGAATTAAAAGATTTAGGTATTGGTAGGCACGATATAGAAAGAGCCATACTCTATGGTAAATCTATCTGAAAGAATCAACTAATTTTATTGATGATAGTAGGGGTACTTTGGGAGGAGGCTCGTTATCGATCCAGTTACAATAATCGGTGGAGCTACCGTAGCTTTCAATGCTTTGAAGAAAGGTTTCCAATTCGGAAAAGATCTTCAAGAAATGGGTGGTCAACTAAATCAGTGGGCTAGTAGCATGAGCGACTTGTCCTACTTAGAACAGAAGAATAAGAACCCCCCTTGGTGGAAAGCTATGGGAGGTTCTGTTGAAGCAGAAGCTTTAGAAATATTCACGGCTAAAAAGAAAGCTGAGGCCATGCGAAAAGAGCTAAAAGACTGGATCAGTTTTACGTATGGGCCATCGGTTTGGGATGAGCTTGTAGCCACTGAAGGTAGAATACGTAAACAAAAGAAAGAGCAAGAGTACCGTAAGGCAGAGGTACAAGAAGCAATAATTACTTGGGGTATCTCAGGTGTTCTTCTTTCAGTAGGTGCAGGAACTCTAGGTTTTATAATTTATATGGTGGCATAATGGTAAAAAACTTAACAGAGAAACAACAGAAATTCCTCGATGTTTTATTTGAAGAAGCACAAGGAGATCCTGTGCAAGCAAAAAAATTAGCAGGTTACTCTGACGGTGTTGCTTCTACACAGATAGTAAATAGTCTGACAGACGAGATAGCAGATCTAACAAAAAAATTTATAGCACAATCATCAACAAAAGCAGCGTATACTATGTTTTCTGTTATGGCAGACCCCACAGATCTGGGCGTAAAAGAAAAGATGTTAGCAGCAAAAGATATTTTAGATCGTGCAGGTTTTACTAAAACAGATAAGGTAGAGGTAAAGTCTGCAGAGCCTTTATTTATTTTACCTGCGAAAGATAATGAGTAAGAGAGCATCAGAAGCAGATCACCCAACCAAAGTTGATTGGCAGATACCACTACAAGGAAAACTAGGAGAGTGGTATCCTGTCATAAGGGTAGGAAGACACGTACCCTTTGGTTATGAACAGGATAAAGAAGATGATATGCTTCTTATTCCTATCCCTGAAGAATTAGAACTTTTAGAAAAAGCAAAGAAGTTTCTTAAAGATTACAGTGTAAGACAAGTAGCTAAGTGGTTGTCTGATCAATCTGGTAGAAGCATCTCACATGTAGGGTTGTATAAACGTGTCAGAATGGAAGAAAAAAGAAGGCGAGCATCTTCTAACTACAGGCAGTATGCCAAAAAATACAAAGAAGCGGCAAGGAAAAGCCAGAAGATCGAAGAAGAAAGACTTGGTGGAAAACACACCAAAAGTCTTGACGCAGATGAGGGCTACATCAAACTCGAAAGAGGGGAGTGTTGCCCCTTCTGTGGTCAAACAAGAAGTAATATTTGAACCTAACCCTGGGCCACAGACTAGGTTTTTAGCAGCTACGGAACAAGAGGTATTATATGGAGGGGCAGCAGGAGGTGGGAAGTCGTTCTCGTTGGTTGCTGATCCAGTTAGATATTTTACGAATCCACATGCACGAATGTTACTTGTTCGTAGGAGTACAGAAGAGCTACGAGAACTTATTTCTGTAAGCAAACAACTTTATCCAAAGGCTGTGCCAGGAATAAAGTTCATGGAAAGAGATAAGACTTGGGTAGCACCTAACGGTGCAACACTGTGGATGTCATACCTTGATCGTGATGATGATGTTATGAGATACCAAGGACAAGCCTTTAACTGGATTGGCTTTGACGAACTTACACAGTGGCCTACAGATTATGCTTGGACATACATGCGTTCAAGACTACGTGCTACAAGAGCCAGTGGACTTCCTCTTTATATGAGAGCCACAAGCAACCCTGGAGGCCCAGGACACCAATGGGTAAAAAAAGTTTTTATTGACCCCAATACACCAGACGAATCTTTTTGGGCAACAGACGAAAACGGAGAAGTAATAAAGTGGCCTAAAGGTCACACAAGACAGGGCGAACCTCTCTTTAAAAGAAAGTTTATTCCTGCTACGTTATTTGATAATCCTTACCTTTCTGAAGATGGTATGTACGAAGCAAACCTTTTGTCTTTACCAGAACATCAAAGAAGACAACTACTTGAAGGTGATTGGGATATAAATGAAGGTGCAGCCTTCCCAGAGTTTAACAGGCGTATTCACGCAGTAGATCCTTTTGACATACCTAGTAACTGGACTCGATTTAGAGCTTGTGATTACGGATACGGATCTTATACTGGTGTAGTCTGGTTCGCAGTTGCTCCAGGGTCTGAACAGCTAATAGTCTACAGAGAGCTATACGTTTCTAAAATAATTGCTACTGATTTGGCTGACATGATCCTGGACATTGAAGACGGAGAAAAAGTAAGATACGGAGTTCTAGACTCCTCTCTCTGGCATAATCGTGGAGACACTGGACCTAGCCTAGCAGAACAAATGATTATGAAAGGTTGTCGTTGGAGGCCATCTGACAGATCAAAAGGTTCTAGGGTAGCAGGTAAAAACGAGATACACAGACGATTACAAGTGGATGAATTTACGGAAGAGCCAAGGCTTGTTATATTTAATAACTGCACAAATCTTATCTCTCAACTACCGTCTATACCTTTGGATAAAAGAAACCCTGAAGATGTTGACACTCACTCAGAAGACCACTTGTATGACGCACTTAGATACGGTGTGATGACACGTCCAAGAAGCAGCATATTTGATTTTGATCCTGCTTCTCAAAGATCTGGATTTCAAGCTTCAGATCCCACTTTTGGTTATTAAGGATTTCCTATGGAAGAAGATGATATTTTTGACTCAGATGAATTATCAATGGATGAAGATACGTCTTCATATATAGAAGATACTGAAGACAACGAAAGCCGTAGTGATCCTGCTACAGGCACTATCGTAGGTTTTGTAGAAGACAAGTATAGTAAAGCTGACAAAGCCAGATACTCTGACGAACAAAGATGGATTAAATCTTATCAGAACTACAGAGGTATCTACGGTCCTGACGTACAGTTTACTTCCACAGAAAAATCCAGAGTATTTGTAAAAGTAACCAAGACTAAAGTTCTTGCAGCTTACGGTCAAATTGTTGATGTTTTATTTGGAAGCCACAAGTTTCCTATTTCAATAAACCCTACTAAACTTCCTGACGGTGTAGCAGAGGCTGTACACTTTGAAACAAACCCTCAGATAAAAGAAGCTACTTCACAAGGTCTTACTCCTGATGATACCAAGTTACAGCCTGGAGAAACCATAATTGATCTAAGAGAAAGACTAGGAGGTTTACGTAATAAACTAGAACCTGTTCTTGACGATCTTAGAGAAGGTGAAGGACAAACACCATCACAACCTAGTTATCATCCTGCTATGGTAGCAGCAAAGAAAATGGAAAAGAAAATCCATGATCAACTAGACGAATCTAACGCAAGCAAACAATTACGTAACACAGCCTTTGAAACTGCTCTGTTTGGTACAGGCATAATGAAAGGCCCATTTGCTCTTGATAAAGAATACCCTAACTGGGATGATCAAGGCAACTACTCCCCAATGTACAAAACTATTCCCCAGACTTCTAGTGTAAGTATCTGGAATTTTTATCCTGATCCAGATGCGAACAACATGGATGAGGCTGAGTACGTTATTGAACGACATAAAATGTCTAGGTCACAGATGAGGTCTTTAAAGAACAGACCTTTCTTTAGATCTAACTCGATTGATACAGCAATTGAAATTGGTGAGTCCTACTCAAAAGAGTGGTGGGAACAGGTTATGGAAGATGCTGATCAAGAGACTAAAGCAGAACGCTATAACGTCCTTGAGTTCTGGGGTTATGTTGACACTGATATTTTAAAAGATCACGATGTAGAAATTCCAAAAGAGTTGAAAGATCAGGATCAAGTATCAGTTAATATCTGGATTTGTAACGGACAAGTATTACGACTTGTAATGAATCCGTTTAACCCTGCTATCCTTCCGTACTATGCTGTACCCTACGAAATTAATCCTTATAGCTTCTTTGGTGTAGGTCTTGCTGAGAACATGGATGATACCCAAACACTCATGAATGGCTTCATGCGTATGAGTGTGGACAATGCAGCATTATCAGGTAACTTGCTTATTGAAGTAGACGAAACTAATCTAGCCCCTGGTCAGGATCTAACAATGTACCCTGGCAAAGTCCTGAGAAGAATGGGGGGAGCACCTGGACAGGCTATCTTTGGTACTAAGTTCCCTAACGTAAGTAACGAGAACATGCAAATGTTTGATAAAGCAAGGGTACTAGCAGATGAATCAACTGGCTTTCCTTCTTTTGCTCATGGTCAAACAGGCATACAAGGAGTGGGTCGTACTGCTTCTGGTATTTCTATGCTTATGTCTGCTGCCAACGGTAGCATACGTACTGTTGTTAAAAATATAGATGATTACTTATTATCACCACTAGCAAAATCTTTTTTTAGTTTTAACATGCAGTTTGATTTTGATCCTGATATTAAGGGTGACTTAGAAGTTAAAGCTGAGGGTACAAACTCTTTGATGGCTAACGAAGTTCGTAGTCAAAGACTCATGCAGTTTCTTGGTGTTGTTCAGAATCCTGCTCTTGCACCTTTCGCAAAAATGGATTATATTATCAGAGAGATTGCAAACTCTATGGATCTTGATCCTGACAAAGTTGCTAACTCAATGACAGACGCAGCTATACAAGCTGAGATCTTAAAGAAATTTCAAGCAGAAAATCCACCACCTCCACAGGCAGCACCACCACAACAAGGAGCACCTGCAGGAGCACAAGCACAAGACACTCAAGGATCTGGTGGTGGGCAGATAGGTACAGGATCTGTTCCTACCCCAGGTGAGCCTGGATTTACTGCTAACACAGGACAAGGGCAAGGATGAACTTAAAACCTTTAGTGAACGACAACAAACTATGGAACTCGTTTAACGAAGAACTGGATCGAAGACTTAACTACGTTCACATTCAAATAGAACAAACGTTAAAACCAGATGACTTATTTAGACTACAAGGTGAAGCAAGAGCACTACGTAGATTAAAACTTTTAAGGGATGAAGTGAATGGTGCTGAACATACAGGGTAATCAGACTGAACCTGCAACAACTATTGGACGTTTTGGTCTTGAGAAAGAAGATCCTACGATAGGTATAGATCTTCCTGAAGGTCTTTATAACCAAGTTGATACTTACTTAGATTCTGCACAATCTAGTCCAGATGCTTTTTATCCTGAACTACCATCAGAACCATTAACAGAACCTAGTGTCGTATCACAGACAGATGAAATATTTAGTAAGAAACCAAAAACTAGACCACGTAAACCAATACCAAATATAAGTCCAAAGATAAGACCTGGCTCAGTAAGCCCTATAGATAAAATTGCGGAGCTTAACTATCTTTTAGAAGGTACACGTAATCCTAACTCAAAAAAATCAAAAATTCTTTCAGGTTTAAACTCACTTACTGAAACTGGTCAAGAAGCTATAAAAGGTTTTATGGATACGGCTGCAGGTGGAGAAACAAATCTTGATCCTGTAAAAGATGCTTGGTGTGCAGCTTTTGTTGCCCACGTTCTTAGTGAACTTGGAGCAGATCCTTTGAAATCAAAAGATAAGTATGACAGGCTCAGAGCAGATAAGTACAAAGACTACGGATCAAAGGTAGAAAACTTTGCAGATGCCAAAGAAGGTGACCTAGTTATTTTTGATTTTAACGGAGATGGTAAAGGAGATCACGTAACTTTTTATGCAGGTGACAGAATAACATCCCAAGGAGGTAAAAGCCTTTATACTGGTGGAGAGTACATCAACGTAGTAGGTGGTAATCACGATGGGGGTGAGGTTAGTATAAGAGAAAATCATCCTGCTTATGTAAAGAGTAACGTTCTAGCACTAAGAAGAATTACGTACAACGACATTGACTTTGACTTTACTCAAGAGATGGCTAAACAAGACCCTGTATTTAAAAAGTTTGTTCCTGAGTATGCTTCCCTTAATCCTAATGATGATGATGACTTACCATCCTTTGACGAAGGTGGTCTAGCAGAGAACAAAGATTTAGATTTAGCTAGATCCTACGGTGTGACAGTTGTTGACCCAGAAGAAACAAGTGAAACTGTAAAAGCTTTAGGAAAAGCAGCAATAGAAAGTATTCCAGGCATTAGCACTGCAACAACTATAAGAGATATTAAAGAAGAGTTACAAGAAGAAGATCCTAGTTTAGCTAAGATAGGTATGTTGGCTGCTAGTGAAGCTGTAGGTATGATTCCTGGCTTAGGTCAAGTAGGTAAAACTATAATACGAAAAACTAGCACAAAACTAGTTGATAAAGCTGCAGATGCAAAAGAAGCAGAAAGACTTATTAAAGATTCTGAAGCACTAGAGAAGTGGCGTAAAGAAAATAAACTACCTGAGTCACAAAGACAAAAGAATCCTGAAGGATCAAAAAAGGCAGCATCTGATTTACTAGAAGGTGAAATTACTTCTAAAGAAGCTAGGCAAAGAATAAAAGATTTTATACCTGATCCACAAGAGTTTACTGCAGAGCAAGTCTTAGACATGATGCCTAGTCTTACTCAGATAACAGGAGCACTAGGTAAGAAAGCTAAAAAGTATCCTATCATAGGTGTTAAAGGAAAAGACTTAGATCAAGGGCAAGTAGTATCTTCTAGACTAGATATCCCTGCCTATGATGACTATGATACATGGGTGGTCTCCATTCATGATGGTAATCAAAAGTCAGGTAGTGTTGTTGGATATGGACAAGCTATTAGATTAAAGAATATTAACTTTGGTTCAGATCCTAAGACAGCCCTTGATATTGCTAGAGGCAAAAGACTTGTTCAAGCTACAGGAGAAGATGCTCCTAAACCTCAAGGTAAAGCTACTATTGCTCGTATCTTTGGAGAGTATCAGCCTGAAGATCCTTATGATTTACAACGCCAAGCTGCTGAGATAATAGCTTCAGGTTCAGAAGAGTGGACACAGATAGGAATGAATCCTTATCGTGGAAGTGCTTTTTACAATAAAAAAACTGGTGCTCCTGTATTTGAAGCAGATGAAATAATTCAAGTTGGTCCTCTTGTACTAGCTAAAAATGTAAAGAAACCCACTATCTCTCAAATGAAGCAAATGGCTGTAAGGACAAGAGATGGTAAACTAAGAATGTTTAATGAAGGTGGTACAGCAATGAAAGATCAAATGCAGATGGCGTTTAAAGATGATGGCATGACTAAAGATCCTGTCTCAGGTAACGAAGTTCCTCCAGGCTCGTTAGCCAAAGAAGTACGAGATGATATTCCTGCCATGTTATCCGAAGGTGAATATGTTGTTCCTGCTGATGTTCTTAGATTTTACGGTGTAAACTTTTTTGAGAACTTACGTAACCAAGCAAAGTCTGGTCTACAGACTATGGAAAACACAGGTAGAATTGGTGGTGATCCAATGTCTCCTCAACAAGTACAACAGAACATGAGTGGTAAACCTATGGCAGGTTCTCCACCTGCACAACCTGTAGCTGCTAACACTGGTCCTGCTATGTTAGGTCAACAATCTCAAACAGGTACAAACACGGCAACAACAGGACAAGCTGCACAAAATACGTTTGCTCCTATGAACTTTTCAACTGTAGGGTTCAGCCAGTTTCAACAACCTGATCAGAAACCTACTAGTGTTACCTCAACTAAAACATATGTTAACGCAAAGAATACCTCTGACACAAGAATTGTTACGTATGTAGATGGTGCAGTAACACCTCCTGCTGACTCTAAATATACTCAACCACCTTATTACTTAATGGGTTCACCTGCGTTAGCAGAAGCCATCAAGGGTGCTCCTAAAGGAGGAGGCGGTGGAGGAGGAGGAGGTGGTGGTGGTAAACCAGAACCAAAAGATCCTAATGCTTGGGCAGAAAGTATTACAAATCCTGAAGAGTGGGCAGAAGAAAACCTACAAGGAAAAGCTAACAATCTAATCAACACCATTAAGTTAGGCACTAGTGTAGCAAGAGTTAACGCTATGGCAGAACTTGCTAAAGCTCAAGGTAACATGGATTTGTACAATAGCTTATCAAATAAAGCAAAAGAGTTTGTTGCTGATAATCCAATGCTTAACTCTCTTCCTAATGCTTGGATTGACGGTGACAAGATTGCTGCTGATCTTCAAAAAGATTCTGATTTAGTAAAAAGTATTTTTGGTGGAAAATCTCAAACAGATAAAGTCCTAGGCTTACCTACTCCTAAAACTCCTGGAGAGGTAGCAAAGTCTTTATCAGAAAAAGCAAGTCAAGCAAGCAGTTCAAGTGATCTACGTATCTTACAAGAAGCGCAAAAAATAGCTGAGAAAGCAGAAAAGTCTGGAAAAACTATAGCAGAAGTTGGCAGAGAGTCTGGAACTTTACAAGACAAGATTGACAAAGAAACAGAAGGGGGTGGATCATATGATTCATCTACTGAATCTACAGGAGGTCAAGGCGATCTAGGCTCAGGATCTGGTCCAGGAGGTATGAACAAAGGTGGACTAATGAAAAGGAAGAAAAAGAAAGGCAAATAAGTAACTATAAGGCTACTCAGCTACGGCTGACCCCAACAGAAAAGGAAAAGATATGCCTGAATTAACTGAAATGCAAAAACCTAAAACAGCAGGTTTTGTGGATCGTGGATTCAACCACTCAAAAAAACAAAAACTTATTGAAGAAGAAGAAAAAGAAATTGCTAGGTTAGAAGCAGAGGCTCGAGGTGAAGAAGTTGCTGAAGATAAACCCAGTGGCGAGGATACTGAGGACACCGAAGTTCAAACAAAAAGCGATCCCAAACAAGAAGAAGCCACAGAGGAAACCGAAACACAAGAAGATGATTCAGAGTTAACTGCTGAAGAGAAGTCTTTTAAGAAACGTTACGGTGACTTGCGTAGACATATGCAAGACAAAGAAAAAGAGTGGAACGAAAGAATCCAAGCTCTTGAGAGCCGTAAGGCAACAGACACAATAATCCCACCAAAAACTCCTGAAGAGATTGATGAGTGGGCAAAACAATATCCTGATGTAGCAGGTATCTTTAACAAGATAGCAGAAGAAAAAGCTAAACAATTATTTAGTAAAGCTGAATCAAGATTAAAAGAATTAGATGATGCACACACAGAAGCTCTAAGATTAAAAGCTGAGAACGTCATACGTAAGTCTCATGATGACTTTGACGAATTAAAAGCTTCAGAAGAGTTTCACAACTGGGTAGATGAACAACCCAAATGGGTTAAGGATGCACTGTACGAAAACTCAGATGATCCTGCTTCAGTTGTTCGTGTTATTGATTTATACAAGGTTGATAAAGGTATTAGTATAGCAGACAAGCGTGATAGCAAAAAAGCTGCAGCTTCTACCATTACCAAAGGAACTCGTGCTTCTATTGATGACAAAGGTACTTCAGGTCAAATAAAAGAGTCTGACGTAGCTAGAATGTCAACAAAGGAGTTTGAGGAACGTCAGGATGAAATTGCTGAAGCAATGAAAAAAGGTAAATTTATCTATGACGTATCTAAGTAGTTGACAGTTTAAAAGTCTTCTATATAACTACATGTATCTGTATTGAAGCCCCCTTTATGGACTACCTTCAAAGATACTTTCCAAGCAAAAGCATAAACTACACAAAGACTTACCTGCACAAGTATAGGCCCACCTACGTGTTACCCTAGAACGTCAGCCTCTTTAAAGGTGTTTAGCTTTATTTTTTAAGCCAAATATCAGGAGGATTAACAATGGCTTTTTCAACAGCAGGAGGATACGGTAACTTACCTAACGGTAACTTTTCCAGTATCATATACTCCAAAAAGGTACAGCTTGCTTTTCGCAAGAGTACAGTATGTGGTGATATAACCAACTCTGATTATTTTGGGGAGATTTCTGCCCAAGGTGATACGGTGAAAATCATCAAAGAACCTGAAATTTCTGTGTCGTCTTATGCTAGGGGTACACAGGTTGCAGCGCAAGATCTTGACGATGAGGATTTTTCTCTAGTCGTAGATAAAGCGAACTACTATGCTTTTAAGATCGATGATATCGAAGAGGCGCATAGCCACGCAAATTTCATGCAACTTGCAACTGATCGTGCAGCATACCGTTTAGCTGATCAACATGACCAAGAAGTTCTTGGTTATCTATCAGGTTTTAAACAGTCTGCTTTACATTCTGATGCTGATACAGTCAATGACCAAACAAATGGTTCAAAAGCTGTGGCAACAGCAGGTTCAGACAGTTGTTTATCTTCAATGAAACTTATCAAGTCTTCATTTGGTAACATCACAACTAGTTCTGCAGCAGATCACTCAATCCCTGTAGCAGCACGTTTACCAGGTGCAACAGCACTACCAACAGCAACTGTTTCTCCTGCGATGATTATATCACGCATGAAGCGTTTGTTGGATCAACAGCAAGTTGATTCACAAGGTAGGTGGCTTGTAGTTGACCCTGTGTTTATGGAAATCATGGCAGACGAGGATTCTCGATTCTTAAATTCTGACTATGGTGAATCAGGTGCTCTACGTAATGGTCTAGTCCTAAATAATATTCACGGTTTTAGACTGTATACTTCCTCAAACCTTCCTTCAGTAGGAACAGGTTCAGGAACTACAGGTTCTGCAAACCAGAATACTAATTTTGGCGTGATCGTTGCAGGTCATGATTCTGCAGTCGCAACAGCGGAGCAGATCAGCAAGACTGAAACTTACCGTGACCCTGACAGCTTTGCTGACATTGTTCGTGGTATGCACCTATACGGCAGAAAGATTCTTCGTCCAGAAGCAATCGTAACTGCTAAATATAACGCAG